TGGGTGTTGAGGATCACGGATGGTCCGCGCTTTTCAACTTTCCTAATTACAACCACCCGAATGACCTCGGCTATACCGTCAGTTACAAGGCTGGCGCAGATGCTGCGGCATTCAGTCTGTGCAAACTGATTTACGGCGAAAAATACTATCGCGCTTCGTGAGGAATAATTATGGCGTTTACATTATCAGCACCTAAAACCGTTCAGATTCATTATCTCGGCGGGTATCTCTGCGATCAGGAAACTGAAATTGAGCTGATTTACGCCGTGGAAAGCGTCAGACAGGACAGCGGCGGCACAGTTAAGGCCTCGCTATCCGTACGCTACGACGACCAAGCAAAAATCATGATGGGTGATTATCCGGTGACGATTGAGCCGGATTCTCAGGACTCCTGGACTGAGCAGGCGGAGGCACAGATTATGGCATTGAGTGATTTCACTGGTGCGGTAAAAATCCAGTAAAACGGCGCATGGAATTTACGAGGCTGCATGATGGCAAATTACTTCACGTTACTGACAGACAAAGGCAAAGAATTATTTGCAGCGTCGGCAATATCTGGCGAGCCAGTCGGTATTACCTTTATGGCGGTGGGTGATGGCGGGGGAATATCTCCGACACCCAGCGTCGGGCAAACCGGACTGATTAATGAACGTTATCGGGCACCATTAAACAGGCTGGTTATTGCAGATCAGTCAGCAAATGTTATCCGGGCAGAAATGATAATGCTGCCGCAGGTAGGCGGATTCTGGCTACGTGAAGCTGCCCTCTATAACAACGAGGGACAGTGTATAGCGATAGCCAGCATCCCGACATCTTATAAGCCGCTGCTGACGGAAGGCAGCGGACGGCTCCAGGCGGTGAATATCTGGATCGCCGTCAACGATACCGCAAACGTTGAGCTGAAAGCCGACCCGTCCGTGATTCTGGCGACTGAGGAAGAGGTCATCCGCGCAAAAGATGAGGCAAAGGATTATGCCGATAAGATTGCTGGCGAGCTTGATACGGATCTTCAGCAGGTTATCGCCGATGCCATAACAGCGGCAAAGCGTGATTTCTGGGAAGACGATAACCCCGTCGGCACCACGCGATTTTTTAATCAGAACGTCAACCCGAATGAAAAGTGGCCCTGGTCGCAATGGCTGTACACCGGCGAAAACAAAACGATCCGCGTCGGCAAGGCTGACGGCTCGGACGTCGGCGCGACCGGCGGCAGCGATACCGTCACGCTCCAGCAGGCCAACCTGCCTGCCGTGCAGATTGACGTGAGCGGCGAAACCAGCGAGCAGGGAGAGCAGAAGCTGACGACCACGCGCGGCGGTGTTCACAATCATGGTGGGGTGGCCGGTAAGGATGACCCGTGGGAAATTGGCGGTGATGTGCGTCAGCTCTTTAACCCGAAAGAGCTGGGTCTGACCGATGACGCCGGAGAGCACGATCACGAAGTCACAGTACCGGCACACAAACACTCTACCAGCGGCAAAACAGCCAGCCTCGGTGAGGGCAAATCGTTTAGTGTGGTGGAATCCCACACGCTGCTGATGTGCTGGAGTCGTGTTGCCTGACCTGTGACGGTCATTCCTGTTGTACTGTCCCTGCTACAGCGGGGATGACTCGTCACCCCTTCCCCCACGATTGAAAATAATGCTCACCCTTAACCACGGAGTTAAACGGATGAGCGATTTTCATCACGGCGTCCAGGTTGTCGAAATTAACGATGGCACCCGCGTCATTTCCACCGTATCAACGGCGATTATCGGCATGGTCTGCACGGCCAGCGATGCCGATGCCGCCACCTTCCCACTCAATAAGCCCGTACTGATTACCAGCGTGCAAAGCGCCATTGCGAAAGCGGGTACAAAAGGCACCCTGGCCGCATCCCTTCAGGCAATCGCCGACCAGTCGAAACCGGTCATTGTCGCTGTGCGCGTTGCCGAAGGTACCGGCGACGATGCCGAGGCGCAGACTATCTCTAATATCATCGGCGGCACCGACGAAAGCGGCAATTACACCGGGCTGAAAGCGCTGCTCACGGCGGAGGCCGTTACCGGCGTTAAACCGCGCATCCTTGGCGTGCCGGGCCTCGATTCCCTTGAGGTTGCGACAGCGCTCGCGCCGATTTGCCAGAAGCTGCGCGCCTTTGGTTATATCAGCGCCTGGGATTGCCAGAACATTTCCGAGGCGATGCTCTATCGCGAGAATTTCAGCCAACGTGAGCTGATGGTTATCTGGCCGGATTTTCTGGCATGGGATACCACGGCGAACGCGACCGAAACCGCCTGGGCGACCGCCCGCGCGCTGGGCCTGCGTGCCAAAATCGACCAGGACACCGGCTGGCATAAAACCCTGTCAAACGTTGGCGTGAATGGCGTCACCGGCATCAGCGCGTCGGTCTTCTGGGATTTGCAGGAATCCGGCACCGATGCCGACCTGCTTAACGAGGCTGGCGTCACCACGCTCATTCGTAAAGACGGTTTCCGCTTCTGGGGCAACCGCTGCTGCTCCGATGACCCGCTGTTCCTGTTTGAGAACTACACCCGCACCGCGCAGGTTATCGCCGACACAATGGCCGCTG